GCGGTGGCCAGTTTTAGTTGACCACAACATCGCCAAGAGTAAAGCAGTCGGATTGAAGTGTGATTAGTTTGCTTTGAAGTTCAAAGGTTGCTGCTTTTATCTCTGCATCAGTCTTTGCGGAGCTAATTACTTTTACAAGCCCAGCGGTTTCTTTAAGTGCGGCCATTGCCGCTGATAATTCAGCGATCACTTTGAATACTCTTTTTGTTGTTGGGGATATCCAGATTAAACGAATCCTTGTTGTTGGGGAATAGCAGGACCACCGAGCCTGACGTGGTGAAAAGACAGGCACACAACATGGAAGCGCACTCCTTCAAACCAGTTATGGGTGACAGGTGTGAAATGCTGGAGCGCGCTTCCAGTTGTGTGGAGAACTAACCGGCGATGGCGGTCGCCCGCTTCATTAAGCGCCCTACCCTGGGTGCTTATTAAAGCGAACCAAAATCATTTTTTCTCGCCGTAAGGCGCGGGATTCGTGCAACCAAAATTCAGCGTCGTGCAGGACGCTTATATAACGGAGAAACTAACCATGACGAACGCACAGACCGTCACCGAGTTACAACCACGCATGACCAGAGAGCAGTTGGTAGACGCAGCTCGCATTGCCGCTAAGTACCTCCCGCTTGCTTTAGCTCAGCTGATGAACGAGTTGGCAACCAGACTCGACGTAACCAGCGTTGCGCTGTGTGAGTCCATGCAGCAGCGATCAGTTCTCGCCATCGAAAACACCGTCCTTCGTGATGATGTTACCTGCTGGGCTAAAGAGTGTGATCGCATTGTCGAGCGTCACACAAAGAAGCGCACCAACATGCATCTACTGGAAGCTCAGCGAGAGCTGCGCGAACTTACGCCAGCTACCGATAAGGTAGAACTCGAAATTAAAGCCGCAGGCGTTGAAGAGCTGGCGCGTAAATTTGGAGAGGATAGAGCCAAACTTTCACCAGAAATTTTTGGTTATGGCGAAGTTCGTGAGGCCCTGGCAATGGCTGAAAATGAAGCTGAGAGCTTTGCATATAACCTGCGACTTGGCCCTAAGCAAGTGTGTAAGTGCTGTGGTGGTTCTGAATGTTCGTCATTGGGTTGCACATCAACGGATCAAATGCTTAACGCTCATTCAGAAGGTGATCATTGATGTCTAACTCATTCAAGCAGATGTCCCGCGACGGGACTATCAAGCGCACTGATACCGGGATGTTCATCAGCCTCGACGATATCCACGTTCGCGCAGGTTTCAACAAGCGTCATGACGATGATGAACGCACCATCCAGGCAGACGACGAACTGTTTACCTATCTGATGAACGGTGGTTCGGTTCCTCCACTGGAAGTTATCGCACGTGATGAGGGTGGTGTTTGGGTTGTTGAAGGCCACCGCCGTCGCCGCTGCTATGAGCGCTGCCGAGCCGCGGGTAAGCCCGTGGACCGAATTCACATTATGTCGTTCAACGGGAACGATGTTCAGCGCCTGGCGCGGATCATGACCAGCAATAACCAGCTGCCCCTTTCCGATATTGAGCAGGCTGCGGTTATTCAGGAACTGCATAACGCCTTTAACCAGACCACCAGCGAGATTGCAAAGCTGGTCAACAAGTCAGTCTCTACGGTTGAAAAATTACTGACGCTCAGCACCGCAAATTATGACGTTCAGCAGGAAGTTAAATCCGGGGCCGTCTCCGTAGATGTTGCTGTTGATCGCGTAAAAGAGTACGGCGAAAAGGCTGGCGAGGTGCTGCAGCACGATAAAGCTGTTGCTGCCGCCCAGGGTAAAACGAAAGTTACCCGCAGCGCTATCGCCCCAGAACTCAGTATCAAGAATGCGCGTCGTTTCGTGGAATTGATGGCCCAGGCTGAAATCAGTGACGAAGGTGTGTTCACCATCCAGGGTGCTGCTCTGG